AAGTTGGATTGGTCGAAATTGCCAGAATATGAGCAATCCGATGCGACTATCGGCAGTCAAGAGTTGGCGTGTGTGAGTGTGGCTGGCTGCGAAATTTAAGAGGTTGAAAATGCATGTTCTCGTCGCAAAGCCGAGGACGGATATTGATCTTTCCGAACTTTGCAAAAAAATAATACATCGATTTAGCAAGACCCTCGCTTACCTTGCAAAGTGAGGATAAACCTGGGCGGCTGGGTGCGAAATTTAGCCATTGACATACGATTCAGATTCAGATAAACCGATAGAATGAGCCGTCGTGAACTGCGTTATACGAATGGAGAAAAGCGGCATCATGCATAGACGCAATGTAGTGATCGGACTGGCGGCAACTCCGTTGCTGGCCTACGGCATGGCTCCGACTGAGCCAATGCCGCGTTCTGAACCGAAGCCCGATCCAGATGTGTGGGTGAAGTGGCAGAGTTGGCCGATTCATGTCAATCGCCCAGAGGAATGGATGAAGGGACGTTGTTCGTTGGATTCTTTCATCAAACGAGTTCAGCCATGGGCAGAAAGGATGACATTAGGATTGAGTTGGCATTATGTGCCTGCCAATCAGTACGAGGAGATAAGCAAGCGATGCTGGCATTGTTTTGCTCCAATGCGAAAACTCCATTACGATTGGATAAACGTGTGGCACTGTGAAGAATGTCGTGCCGAGCTTATTTTACCTGATGAGAGAACATGATCTGGCGCTATATTAGATGGAGTAACTTCAAGATTTCGATTGACTTGAACCCGTTCTGTTGGTCGTTCAAGTATTTCGCGGATCATGATGATCCGACTTTCATATATATACGATTATTAGCCTTTTCATTCTTACTCGTCATTGACGATGGAATATATAATGACGGGAGGATTGTTGACCCAATGGAGGGATAATTTGATTCCAGTTTCAGAAAGTCTTATAGCAGACCTTGTAGATATAATTCACCGCAATGTCGAAGATGCAATTATCCGAGAAGATATCTACCACGAGTTTATCGGTTTATTTAACGATGAGACAATCCTGGAGGGTGGTCTGGGCGAAGATGATGTCTTTGACCATGTGTTCAAGGATATGATCAACGAATCGGATTCAGATGAGGAAGATAAATAACGGCAGGAGGTACTCCTGCCATGATTTGGTTATATAATGGTGAGCCATTTTCAACGGACGAAATCGATGGTCACAAGGCGTTTGTTTACATCATTACGAACATAGTGAATGGGAAAAAGTACATTGGAGCCAAGCGTTTGCAATTCATCAGACGCAAGCGCATCAAAGACTCCAAGCGTCGTCGGACCTATGTGAAGGAATCGGATTGGGCGGATTATTATGGGTCGTCCGAAGCGTTAGCTAAAGACCTCGTGAAATACGGCAAGGAGAGCTTCCGTCGTGAGATACTGCGATTGTGCAAGACTAATGTAGAATCACGTTATTATGAGCTAAAGGAACAGATGGATCGCGATGTGCTTTTTTATCCTGCTGAGTTCTACAACAATTATGTTGGCGCTCGTATACACCGTAATCATGTACTGAAGGAAAAAAAGCTTGATTGATCCTTTCGCGTTTTGGATGAATTTTTGGCTTATCTTTGTGTTCTCATCATGGCTAGAGGTAAGCAGGAGTGTAATCCAAGATTCATTCTGGCTTATCTGAAGGCGTGGAAGGAAGCTCACAAACTAAACAAGAGGATTGTGATTGATGGCTTCCCAAATTGGTATGTTTCACCGATTAAGGAAGACGAGCAATGAACAAGTTTTATTGTGTATCGCACGTAAAGTGCTTCGATTACGATCCACCGCGTCAGCAATGTGACTATTGTGCATGGAAGCTGATTGAGCTTAGAAAATTTTTAGCGGGGTGCGGATTAAAGGTTTGTAGCGTTGAGGAATGCAATTGTGGAACTGGAGCCGAATGTAATTGCGAGCCTACAGGTGCCGAATGATGAAAGTGAGGAGCTTACTTGGTTTGTGGGCAAGCTCCTCAATGAAGGTCGTTGGTTGTTGTATCCGTCCAATCACAAACGACAGGCTGAACGATTTCTCGGGGAACTGGAATATTATGGTTATAAGGTTGTGAAAAAAGATTCAGATTCTCCCTTGACAAATGAGAAGAGAAATGTTTGAATCTATTATCGGGTTGGCGTTGTTATTAGTAGCGAGTTGGGTTGTTCTGCAAATTATCCAGATGAGGAAAGGAGATAATCACTATGATTCGTAAATTCTCAGAAATTGCTTTAGAGAAGGCTCAAGAGCCGTCAGAGCCGGATGAAAAGCCGGAAGAGTGGCAGGATTGGCCTGCCGATGAAAGTGTCGAAGCACAAGGCCAGGAGCCACCGAATGACCCTCCGGAGGAAGAGGAAGACGAGCCGGATGGACCGGAGGATGAGGAGGAGTGGCCGGATGAAAGCGAGGAGGAAGACGAACCGGAAGTGGAGCCAGCCTAAATGGTAGATTTACTGAAGGATTGGTGGGCTCAGGTCGATGATGCCGAGAATAAGATAACGCGCAGTGTCGCGTTAGTCTGTGCTTCATTGCTGGTTGCCAGCCGCAATGTCGGAGCGGAAATCAGAGGTGAGAAGGTCTGGAATGCTGATGATGTGATCAAAGCCTCTCACCGTTATGAAGAGTACGTCAAAACTGGAAAGTGACGGCAGTTGGTAAAGTGCCAACGATGCATGGCAACTAGATTGCCTGATTGTTTGCAATGTGGACATGTGACTTTTTGTTGGAAACCACATTTCCCTAGTTCTGCTGCTCGTTGTCCACCTCTACCGTTTGCTTTTCGGGTCTTTTCTCGTTGAACTTCTGATGAACAGGCAAGTCCTCCCAATCTACCGTATTGTTGGTGTTGTTCTCGTGATAGTTGGGAAGGTTTGCCTTTGTTTGATGGTGATTTTCCTTTACGTTTTTCGGACATTATTTGTCTGATAGTTTCTCCTCTCGGACTAGCAAATAATTCTCGTAATCGAATAGAGTGAGTTTTCCGCATTTCTTCTGTGACAATTATACCATTTGCTCTTCTTGTAAAATTATAATACCGGATTTTTATCTCGTGTTTCTTTATCATGTTCAACCATCGTTGTTCTTCTTCGTATAAGTCAATTCGGTTAGTGGTAATGTATTTGATTATTCTGCGCTTGAAATCTTTAGGGCGATGTTTGTAGGCTTGTTTCATCCATGATGAGGAACAAACATATCCGTCGTCAGGAGAACCCCAATGCGACCCAATGTAGAAACGTCGATGCTTACGATCAAACCATATGTAGACAAAACCAGACATAAAAATAACCTCCGTAAAAATGAACTTACGGAGGTATTTAGCAAAAGTATGCGTCTAGGGATTAGCTGCCTGAAAATGCATTGGATCGGGTCTTCCATGCCAGCGACCGCCCCATACCCATTTCTCTTGTTCCTCGAATATTTTTACGACCGCCAGGGGCATCGAGCCGTGATGCGAGCCCAGTTCGTTCTCGCTAGCCGCTATGTCAATGGCACAGCCGTAGGCATGCATACTGAGATGTGTTCCACCCCGGATCGGACGATAGACATACGAACCACTGAATAGATGTAGTCCTTTTGATTCAATAATTGCCTGATCTTTATTGTAGAGTTCCCAGATTGCTTCAAATGCCCTGTTTATGCTGTCCCGTACTCTGCGATGCATGAGAAAGGATGCAATCGGTTTCTTAGAATCTTCATCAACCATTTGCCAGGGAGGAACAATTTTAACAAGGCTGGTCTTCTCCCAGATCAGACTGGCTCGACCCCTACGACCACGAGGATTGCCGTAGTAATTGTCACATTCAGATTGCAACGGCCAGATGCGATGAGCAGATAGTTTTATGGCTTTGTATCTAGAGATTATTGACATCTTGAATTTATTTATGTAGGATAAGAGTTGTGGATAATATTTCTGATTTTGTTCTTGTAATCCTTTCGCTTAGTTTGTTGCTTGCTGGTACTGTATTTGGGATATTTCTTGCTGTGAAGGTACTATGGTCATTTTGGAATTGGGTAAATAGGGAATGAGGGAAAAATTTGAGAAGATAATGATTGTAAAAAGCAATGGTGATAAGATTGTTGTGGCCTACGACAAGGATTTACGCATCTCGTTCTTTCGACCTTTGTCGGGGGTCGAATTGACCATGTCCAATGATGATCTTGTTCATCGCCTACGATTTCGCATGAAAAAATGGAGCCAATCACATGCCTCTGACAACAGATGATTTCTTTTCGTTTGAACCTAACGTTGGTTGTGAGACTAATGAACCTTCATTGCGTGAGATACTGGTGAAATATTACAGAGCGCATTTTTCCGACGAACGAGCCGAACAATTGGTGCAACGTTATATGGCGGCAATGGCCATGGAATCAGTTCGTAAATTACAAATTTATATGGAGCAACAGCGTGCCTTGGGAACGGAAAAATCGACCTCGTAAGGGACGGCGCAAGCAAGGATCGAAGAAACGCAGAGCGATGGCGAAGCGAAAGAAGCTACGATGAGCCGAGATTATGTTTATCCTTGGGAAGACATGCCGCAACATACAGACAAAGAATTTTTGGAGTATGTCATTGCGCGCCATAACTGTGCTTCCTGGTATAGTGCCGATATGCCGCGCCTGATCGGATTGGCGTTACGAGGACTCAATGTCTCGGTGCCATGGTGGAAGTTCTGGGCAAAAGTTTAATTATCTGGCAAACCACCATTTCCACCAGGATTCTGGAACGGCATTTGTTGTAGGAACGGTATTTGCCTCTAAAGGTATTGGAGCGACATTTGCTTGCGGAACTGTATTTGCCTCTTGAGGTGGTGTTACTATTGGCTTTGGCGCTGCTTGGGCCACCCATTCTGCTGTTAATTCTTCGCGCGTGCCGCTGTAGGCACTGAGATCGAGCCCCCTTCCCTCCCTGATACCAGCAATTTGATGTGGACGTTGACCGGCCCCGTCTCCTGTGTACTGCCACAAAAAATAGCTCTTGAATCCTCTTGGCAGGGAAAAATGGATGCGATAATCAGCCAGCCACAGTTTATGATCGCAAACGTATAGATGATCTGCGGCACTGAGCTTGTTGATCTCCTCTTTCAGTTGGTTGCCGGAATAAATGGTAAATTTGCGGCCGATTTTCTGCTCTCCCAGTTGTAGGAACTCCACCATCTGATGGATGGTCATTTGGGCATGATATGGTTCATAATCCAGGCACGGCAGCGTGTTGTCATCGAGTTTGGCATGTCTGAGGAAGTTTTCCAGTTCCACCTTGGGGTTGTGGTTTTCCCCAAAATGATAGGCTCCCCACAACATTCCGGCATCCTTCGTCAAGATACGATTGTGATCGTAAGATGAATCACCAGTGGAGGCTCCCTGCGAGGCTTTGCAAATTATCCCCCAGATTCCAGCGGCTGCGGTTTTGTTCAAATTTACGACTGTGGTATAATGTGAAATATCGACAACGCGCGGGGTCATCATGATTCAATTTCTCCTTGACATACGTTGGTGCTTATGGTTATTTAGGTCATGGAGTTCGTATCAGGGTTTGCAGTAGGGTTTATCATTGGTCT